ATCTAGTCTCGTTGAGCCAACATAAATCTGAACCTTCTGCATTAACGTACATTGTTTATATAATCAAAAGCCATATCAAATTCCATTGTATATTCAATTAGCTTATCATTTAAACTAGTCTTATATGTAAACGAACTTGTATTAATAATAACGGGTACTACTTGCTCTGTTGATGGATCATACGGATCGGGTTGTGTTAGCCATATTTGCTTACTTAACATCAAGTCTTCAAAGAATGGATTAGCACCTTCAGGATAATAACCGCTACTTAATATTATCTTTTGATTTGCTGATTTATTAAAGACTGTCTTTGTTGGATTGTTAACTGAATAGGTTGCATTTCCTCCGCTTATTGTTATTGTGTTTGCGTTATAAGTTTCCTTTGTTGAGGTTGTTGTTTTTACACTTTTCAAAAAGAACCATAAATCCTGTAATGCTCCGTATTTATTTACGAAAGTTATTTTATTTCCTTCTCCATACCTGCTGCAATTAACTCTAATAATATTAACTAAAACATTACCTATTGGTGTAGCTAAAGAAATTGTCTGAGGATTAGATGTGTCAAACCCTGTGTAAGATAAAACGCTATTTGTTGAAACGGGAACAACACCCGATACTCCCAAAGGAGCATAAAAATAATACCCATCTTTAATTACATCCTTTTCAATTAGCCATTCGTAAGAACTTACCGTTGGGTTTATTCCTTCCATAAAAGTTCCATATCCATCAAATCCCTTATGAGTTGTTTCAGTTGAATCATACCCCCCACCTCCTCCATTTGGTAAACTCCAATATTTATAATCAAAACTTATATCTGCGGTTTGTGCAGTATACGTTCCATTAAAAGTAACGTTTAAATAGTCTCTTACCAACTCAGCTATTTCAAAAGTCAATACCGTTCCAACCGTTCCATTTTTTATAATATTGTATCTAAGTGTTCCGTTAATCGTTAATCTTAACTCAACACTATTCATTGCACTTGGTACAGTAACGCTTTCTAATCTTGGTGATCTTAATAATATATTTGCCATATTTATTTTTTTATTCCTAACACAAGACTTTTCTCTACATCTAAAGCGAAGGCTTTAACTAGATCATCGGGCATTTGTGTGAATGCTTTATTAAACGGTTTAGTAAAAAACAAACTAGGCTTTAATCCTTGTGCAAAAATTCTTTCTTGCAACCAAAACCCTATAGTCTTATATCCTCCCTTTCTGAACTTTCCGTCTTTGTCTCTAAATCTTATCTTTTTCATCTTTGCCCATTGCATTAATGGTTTTAATGGAGGTCTTTTTGATTTGTATCTATAGGGACTTCTTGGTGCTTTCTGAATACCGTTCTTTACTAAGCTAGGATTTGCACCCTTTACCCCTAAGTCTTGAAACGTTCCATAGTTTTCCATTAAGAAATCTAAAAGAAAAGCGTTCTGCTCTTGATCTAAATCATAAGAAATAGATTTGTATAATGAACCCCCTCCCTTACCGTCTTTGGTTAGGTTGCTTTTGCTTTGCTGAACCACATATTTAGCAAACTTGTTTAATACTTGATTTGTTTCTTTTAGTGTCATTAGCAATGTCTGATATCGTTGTATATTAAGACATCAAACGTAGATGTCCATCCTGCTAATTCATTTTCAAACCTATCATAGAACGGCTCTATAGTTGCGTTCCCATCGAATTGGTATTTGTCTTGATGTAGTGTCCCACCTCTTAATACTTGTATCAGCTTATTAGAGACTGATAGCTGCGTGTTTAGTATGTCTTGTAGGTTGTTATTCCCTCTGAACAAATTCGTTGTCTCTTCCTTGCTTATATCAACGATATCCATATTTAAAATACTAAGATTAAATCTTAACACTCCGTCTTCTTGACTTACTTGGTTTACCATTATATGAGCAAGTGGGAAAATATCTTGTTTCTCTAAATTGATTTCTTCAAGATTCCCCTGCGTAACAGTTCTTGTATTAACATCGGATAACAAACTATCTTTTATTGTTTCCGTTAATTGATAATAACCCCTTATTCCTTGATCGCTCATTTTTTGTTTTTAATTTGCTGAGATTCTGCCTCCTGCTTTTCCTTTATAAATGACAACATCGTTAAGCATTCGTGTATGTTTAATTTAGTGATATTTTCAAATCTTGTAATATCTCCTTGAGCGAGTTCGTATACTGAACTAAACCATCCCCACTTTTGTCCAAACCCTGCTGCGACTGATGTTGTTTCCCTGCTTCCTCCTCCGCTAAATAACGACTCGTAACGAGCAGAGATAGATCCATCCCTAAATGAAACAAAAAAAAAACAGAACTAATGACTGCCTCCAAAGGCATATCCAACATATGCTCTTTACCTTCGGGGTTGTATTCCTCAATTATATACTTTCCTCCCGATCTTTGTTTGATAGGTCTGTATAAAACATTCATTGCCGTATGGATGTTTTCCCAATCACCAATAAAAGTGTCAACATCAATATACTCCCCAAGAGTCATGTCTTGAAGATCGGGATGAAATCCGTAGTTCTTACCGTTCATTTTAAATGATTGAACTAAATTAGGCTTATCCGAAAACATCCCATTTAAGGTGTTTGTAATTTCCTCTGCGTCTGATAGCTTAATAGTTAACACATCTTTATAAGGCACGTTGCAAAAGATTTCAATCATTTTACATTGCAGTAAATATTCATCTTCGCTTTTTATTTTTACGAAGTCTTGATATTGCTTTAGTGTGATTTCTGATAAGTGGTTCGGAATAGTAATACTCGCTTTCATAATATTGTAACGTATTTTTTAACTGATTTTATAAGACATAAAAAAAGGCAGCCATTTCTGACTGCCTAAATTAACCAACTAAAACAAAAAACTAAAATCCTAATATCTCCTCTGATGCGTGTTCAAACTTTTTTTGATACTCAATTGCCTTTGCGCACCACTTGTTTCTTTCTGTTTTGTATTCAATTAGTAGTTTGTCTTTTTTGTCTGAATCATCTTTCAACCTAGCAACATAGAAACTCATTTCATTTAATGCTTTCATCATTGCTTTAGTCTCTTCGTTGTCGGGTTTAATCTTAAGCCAATTCCTAACTAAACTCCCACACATTTGAACGTTGCTCCAATACTGTAAATCGTGTAATCTTTGTATTTCCATATTAATAAACACTAATTAAATTATTCAAAAAAGGAATAATAAATTTATCTCTTTGCTTATAGTTCGAGCATTCTTCATCATCGCAATAGATAGCCATTTCATCTATCTCATATAAATACTCATACTTACCGTCATCGGTTCTCATGTATCCATACTCTTCGTAAGTTTCGGGATCATCAATGGTTTTCCTTACGCAAACAACATCTGCATAAATTTCAATACAACCAACCTTCCAATATAATTCTTCCCTATGAATCTCATCATCTCCCATTGGGATTTCAATAGGCTTTAAATCATTAAGGATTTCTTCTAACTCTTGATCTGTAAATAAATTTCTCATTTTACTTCGATTTTGGTTTCTAAGATAGGGATAATTATGTTCTTAATCTGACGTTGTGAGCAACAACTTTCTTTATTCAAGTAAACAAACAACTCGTGATCTATCTCAACATCATGCTTATATTCAGCTAGCAGGGGACTTAACGGGTAACACAACGTTTCCGTCACATGTACGTTTCCCCAAAACTCTAAGGCGCCACGCCTCCATACCGCCTCAACGGTACGTAATTCAACTTCGCCTATCAACTCAATCTTTACGGGATTCATTCCCATCATTTGATTTATCAATTCCGAATCTGTAAAAAATTCGCCTTCATTTATATTCGTCATAATAATATGTGTTTAAATAATCTGTTTTAATTATAATGTAAATATACAATCAATAAAGTTATAAAACAAAAACTTTATAATAAATATTTAACTAATTGTGTATTTGCCAAAGTTTTCTCCCCTTCCTAGGCTTTCCATTTCGTGATACCTAACCGCATCAACTGCGTGATTGAACGAGTCTGTAGGTTTATTTAACTGCTTTCCTGTGCGGTCTTTATCCCAACAGTATGCCCTTAGTTCTTTTATTAAATTGCTGCTCTTAGAAGTCACTAAATAGCTTTGTGATTGCATTATCTGAATACCGAAGTTAATTGAATCTGCTCCCTTCCTTACTCCCTTAATTACTTGTCCCGTTCTTCTGATCTCTTCTATGCTTTTAGGCTCTGAACTATCCGCATAAGCTATTACGTTCTTTTGTAGTTTCTTTGCTATGTCAGCATTAACTAAACCTGTCTCATAACAAATCTCGTTCAGAATCCTTTCACCGTTATAATTGTAAACTTCAATAATCGAACTTGGATCAACCGAGTATCCGAAGTCAACTCCGTAACCGAGTAGCCTTGCTTCATCGGGTATCTTATCAATTACTTTCCAATTACTAAACACAACACCCTCAAGCATTCCAACTAATCCTTCCCCGTATACCCTCCACCAATTCTCCCAATAGGAACTAGTCTTTGCTTTTAGTTTATTCTTTTCTATTTCTTTTACGATCCTTTGATCAAGTGCTTCGTTATCTCTGTAGGTAAGAATAAGAAAGTCACTATCTCCTTCATCTTTTAATTCAGTATGAACCCAAAACTCATTAGCAGGGTTAAAGTCTAAATAAATTTCTTGTTTGGTTCTTATCGCAAGTTCGTTATAGGAATTAAAATCAACGTTGTTGCATTCGTTAATATAAAGAATATCCCTTCTTGCTCCTCTTAACTTAGATGAATCATCAGCACTAAAAAATTCAATATAACTGCCATTGGCGAACTCGTATCTAAGAAACGATTTATTAAACCTTTGCTCAAAATACCTACCTGTCCATTTCATTATATTTAAGAAGTCCTTTAATGCTCCTCTTCTTAAATGTGGTATAGATTCAGCGACTACTGAGATTTCTATGTTTGAGTTTTTAGTAGCCTTATCAATTAATATAGGTAATATCCCAAAAGTCTTTCCTGCAGATGTTCCCCCTTGAATTATCTTAACTCTTTTATTTAGTTTTATTATTTTATTAATCGCTGTTGTCCTTACTAACATCGGGGAATAAAGGTTGTTCAATATTAGTTTGTTCTATTTGCTGCACAGGTGAGCCATAACCCGAATCCATTAAAACCTTATAAGCGTTTACGTCACCGTTCCTAGCTTTTTTAATTAAAGCTAAAGTCATTAAGTCTTCTTGGCTCATTGTTTCCAATTCAGACGTTAACGGGTTCTTTAGTTCTTGGTTTACTTCTAGCCACCTTCTTGCTATTGTGCTTCTATTCTTTCTGCCTTTGGGTCTACCGTTTGGGTTACCGCTTTGTCCTTTTTTAAAAGGTATTAAATCTTCTTTGCTCATTCTGTTTTTGTTCTGTTTCTAATATTTTAAAGTTTTTAATTCTTCTTGTTTATCATAGTAAGCCATTAACTCTCTATCGTTTGTGCTGCCTTCTCTTGGTTTTGTCATTCCCCCAAAAGAAATTTGTCCTTTTAACTTCCTATACTTACCATAAACAATGCCATCAAGACACGCCCAAATAATAACGCAATTACTTCTCTTCTCTTGCATCTTAATTAATTTCTTTACTGCAATAGGTAGCGGATAAGACGTGTCCATGTATCTACCTTTCCTTCCTTTTATTTCTGCAAAACAAATAAACTCACCATCAAGAAAAAGTTTGTAATCTAAATCAAACCTATTTAACTTTTCATAAGTACCCGAAAACAAACTAACGAATTTCTTTATCGCTTTTTCTTCTCTGTCTAAGTCTTCGGGTCTTTCAAATATAGGCATCTGAATATTCTTTACCGTTTATTTTAACCGTCAAGGTATCATCTAGCTTTCTCATTCGATCTATTATCACTTGACAATACTTTGGATCAATTTCCATACCGTAGCACTTACGATTAATTTGATGTGCAGCTACCATTGTTGTTCCACTTCCTAAAAAAACATCTAAAACAATATCGTTCTTTTTTGTAAATTGCAATGCCCATTGAGGTAAAT